ATTATAATGATACTTTTTTTAGAAAAAGTATGAGCAAAAACAATTATAATGATACTTTTTTTAGAAAAAGTATGAGCAAAAACAATTATAATGATACTTTTTTTAGAAAAAGTATGAGCAAAAACAATTATAATGATACTTTTTTAAGAAAAAGTATTATACCAATGTCACAACTGATTCATTGGTTAGTCTTACATTGCTTCAATTAATGACAATGAATTACTATGTGTATGCTTCTGATATGTCGATTTGAACCTGAATGTCAGAAGATCCTTCTTAGTAACCTTAGAGTCACCAAACTTCTTAATCAAGTACTTCTTGAAGTCTCTCTTAGATGGAACGGACTTACTATCACTGTAGTACTCTTCGTACCACTCCTTGAACTCATCATGGAGTTCTCCGATATCGATAGATCCCTCTCCCTCTTTGACTTCCTCGATAGCATCGATCATGAAGTCGGAGTACATATCGCACTGTCTCTGGTACTCAACAGTGTACTTCATAACCTCATTTGGAACATCGAATCCATATGTAACATAGTTTCTGTAGTACACATCGATCAACATACCCATGAAAAGCTCCTTCCAACGAGGGATCTTCTCAGAAATGTCTCTGTCAATCTTGAATTCATTATCCTTCTGAGGATTGTCACAGAACTTACTCCTGAACTCAACAACTTCCAAACGTCTCCAGATACCCTGATCTGTAGGCGGAACTTCTGGCAAATCGTTACACAGAAGGACTAACTTGAATTGTGGTTTAAACTCAATTGGTGCTTGGTGCAAACCACGACCCTCAATCTTATCACCACCAGTGTACTCCTTCAAACGACCTGCATTGACTTTCTCGCCTTGATTTGGCTCTTCAAAGTAACAGAATCGCTTTCCCTTTGCTTTAACAACTTCGGGGCTACATTGATTGGATTGAGGTCTCTTACCAGTAAGCAAAGTGATTGGAAACTTCATGCAGTACTCACCAAAAGCACTAACAAACAATTCCTCCAACTTACTCTTACCATTAGATCCTGTACCAATCCAGATTCTGAACTTCTCCTCCTTATTGATACCCTGAAGACATGTTGCGAAGAATGTCATAACATATGTCTTGATAACCTCCTCTGGGAAGATAGAACTTAAGAACACATTCAACTCCTCCCAGTTCTCATCCTCTTCATCGAATTGGATATAGTCAATCCCAGTGGTCATTGAAACATAGTCTTCCGGACGTCCATCTCTGAACTCTCCCAACTTCAAATCATAGATTCCATTCTCAAAACCGATCAAATACGGATTCTTATCAAGTTCATTCAAGAACTTCTTATCATAGAAGAGCTTCTTACACTCATCCATAATGTTCTTCTTACTTGATGTGGTCTTCAATTTGTAAATGACATCCATCATCTTTTTGCCTTTCTTTTCGGCTGCTTCGCGTTCCTCCTCAGTTGAGTTCTCATCAACAGCCTCGATATTGCAAACAGATAGTCTTCTACAATATTCGTCACACATATTAACAGATATTTTCTCATAAATTTCAACATCTGTCTCCATAACCTCCCATCTTTGACCATTGAATTGATACCACAATCCTCCACGTCTTCCTGATGCACAAACGAATTGAAACTTGTACATCTCGTGTAGAACCTTTGCCAGATCGTAATCTGTCTTCGATTCGATACTCTTGTCGATATACGTTTTCAAACTTGTTCGTCTGATCTCATTGTATTTGGTTTCATTGTCACACTTTGCAAAGTAGTACAATGTTCCAATTCCCAAACCTTCATCCTTCATTTTGGACCACTCTTCAGCACATACACCCTCCTTATATTTGGTGGATTTCTTACTGAACTCGTCCCACAATTCCAGAAGTTTTGGGTCAGACGGATTGATATTGTGAAGTGCCCATCCAATCTGAATCCAGAGAGGATAACTTTCACATCGCTCCATCGATAAGATATCCACAATCTCAGCAAGTTCTTCAAGATCATAATTTTTAATATTCTTTTTCTTACCTGATTTAGCTTTGCTGATTTTCTTCTTCTTAAGAACATTTGGAACAACAGATTCCCTTGTAATCAAAGGTTCTCTATTACTTGCAACACGCAAACTGAAATATTTGGCTGGTGACATTCCAAAACTGAAATTATCAACATCCAACTCATTCAGCTCACTGTTGAAAATGTGAGTCATGTTGTAATAATCGTTATCACCTTTTGAACTACCATACAAGTACCAATTGTTAATGTGAATAACTCTATCATCAACAAACTTGTGCGGTTTTTCAGTCAATGGTAAATCCTCAACAACTTTCGGAATCTTTTTCAGAATGTTGTTTCTAATATATTTTCGTTCCCACTGTTCAGAAATGATATGAGGGAAAATGATGTGAATTCCGTCTTTAACAACGTCATCAGTCTTAACAATGTCCGGTTTTTCAAAAACAAACGCTGTTAATCTTTCATCATCCTTCTCAATATCAAAACATGCACAAATCTCCTCCATATACAACCCAACAATCTCCTTGATATGTTTAGTTGTGTGTAATCTCTTCGTAACGTCGGTAGTATACCTCTCGTCCAAATCAATTACCATACACGTCTGTTCCAAATCACTCTGCCTCTCGGTAATGTACAGTATCTCACCATTCATGATAGCTTTGTCATACAATTTGAAAAATGTATCAAACTCATGCTCCTCAATCAGATATGAACCGTTCTTTCCATTTGGACCACCATAACACGTATGCGTATGACACTTCCTTTTGGCTTCATACTCTTCCATCTTCTTTTCAAAATCTTCACAGTCTTTCTTGGGTCTAACTATACGATGTTTATTCAAAAAGTCACTTATTGTATAGCTACTATTTGATTCACTCATTAAATATAATCTATAATATTTTTTTATATCTGTTTATTTTTAAAAATCATTTTTTTTAATTCTTCAAAAACATTTATTTTCTATGTGTATTTAAGGTACACATATTAATTTATTGTATAATAAATTGAATATTCGATAAAATATCAGAGATCTAATTATTTTTCTATGTTAAAGTATCATTACCATGAACTTTCATGTAAAAAATTTACAATTTTGTGATAAATATTTTGGATTTGTAATATTGTTTGTTATTATAGTGGTTATTTACATTATTCTGTTACACAAACCTACACAAGCAGTCGAAGGTTTTGCAACAAGAGATATTGTATACGTTTTCTGGACAGGTGGTTACGATTCAACTTTCAGAATATGTCAGTCTTTAATAGATGAGGGACGAACTGTTCAACCAATCTACATTTCCGATATTATTGACAATCTTCCACAGAATAGTACAAGGAGAATGAATAAGAAGTTTGAATATACTGCAATGAGAAAGATAAGGGATACGTTAAATAGGAGATATCCGTTCACAAAACGAACACTTTTGCCATTGATGGATATCAAGAAGGTTGATATAGATGATGATATTGCGCATCATATGAGAGTTTTGAAATCACAGGGAAGAGTCAGACGTGCAGTTTGTCAATACGGTGCAATGGCACAAGTTACCAGGAATTTGGGTAAAGATATAGAGATATGTGTAGAGAATGAACCAGGATCTATGTTGAATAGAACAATGCGGGGGAAACTTGATAACCATGGTAGAACAAAGAAGAATCTCAAGAGGGGAGATGAGTCAATACACATATTTGATAGGTTCATTTTCTCGACAATAAAGCTGAGTAAACATGATATGTTGAAGATTGCTAAGAAAAATGGATACGACAATATTTTGCGAACAACTTGGAGCTGTTGGTATCCTGTGAATGGAAAACCGTGTGGGAGATGTATTATGTGTAGGGAGAGAGTAGTGTAAACAAATGAAAAAATGAATTTTAAAATACTTAAACAGAAATTGATTTACAATATGAGTAAAATATGTATTCAGCAAAAACAACGAGGCGTATTATGAGAGAGATTATGATTCTCGAAAAGGCAAAAGATAGTTTAGCGAATGATGGAATATACGTTCATTACGATGAGGGAAATCTTGGTACTTTCACTGTTTTGATTGTAGGTACTGAGGATACCCCATATGAACGTGGAATGTATCCATTCAGTATAAAATTGCCAGCAATGTTTCCCATGGAGCCACCCAAGGTAAAGATTATTCTTCCAAATGATGGAAGATCGAGAATGAATCCGAATCTCTATGTTGATGGAAAAGTGTGTTTGTCGATGATTAATACGTGGGATGGACCACGATGGTTGCCAACATTCACATTGGAAAAGGTTATTGTAACTATTCAAGCGATGGTTATGAATGATAAGCCTTTGATAAATGAACCAGGACATGAGACTGATTCACAAGACAAATTGACTGCATATAATGAAGCTGTTCTGCATCAGAATTATGCATTAGCTGTTATTCAAATGTATGAATTGAGAAACAATGAGAACTACAAATGTTTCAGTGATCTCATCATGAATTTAGTTTTAGAGAACAAAGAATTTTATGTGAAACAGTTGAAGAGTTATGTTGAAAAGTACAAGAACAAAAAGGAGTTCGACGCACGTATTTATGGATTTCGTCCAAAGAATCGATATAAACAGATGCTTATGTACATTGAAACAGTTGGATCATCCTTCTAAGACGGGAAGAGTGCCTCTCCCCGTAAACCCCTACGCGTTAACTGTGTTAACTGGTTGACCTTTACAAAATAAAGCCCCCAACAGTACCCCTACGCGTTAACTAGGTTGACCTTTTATAAAATGATGTTATTATCAGATATTTGATAATAATATCATAAAAAAAATGATTTTTTTTTTCAAAGGAGTACACAATTTGTTAACAAAAAAAAAATGTCTGAAATTGTGCGTTATATTGGTGGTGGAATTTTTGCACTTGGAACAATTGCATGGATTAGTACAGAGTTTTTTGTACCAGATTGTGAAACGAGGTCACTTAAAGGTGCTCAGGAAAATCTTAATAGAGCAATTGCGAAGGACTATATTTACCGAACATCTCTGCCTCTTATGTTAGTGGGTTGTGGATTGTATATGTACGGAACAGATATGATTAGACTTTGTTAAAAGAACAGTCTCATTTTATGTATCTGATAATGTTACAATCAATAATTATAAAAAAAAAATGATTTTTTTTTGCAAAATACAAATATGTATCTTTCAAAAACATGGATTATTTGAGTATAAAACCTATAGAAAATACGTTTAATTGTAAAATTTTAATGACAATGGGAGAATGGACAATTGATTTTGTTCTCAGTTTTGATGAATTGATAAGTTTTATTAAGAACAGATCGCTGAAGAAAACAGACGCTTTATGTAATTTTGATATATCAATTGATTATGATAAGAATACAACTCATTTTATGTTTTATCCACATGTTGAATATATAGAAGAAAATGGACAAAAAATGTACAATAAATTTCTGAAATATATTCAGGATGATACAACAATTGGACAAGTTCTCAATTTTTTTGAACATCACAAGAGATACCATTCTAACAGTATAAATAATATGGAAGAGAGATATCATTTTTGGATAAAATTGGACAATACACAGGATCTCTCTAGTTTTGATCTAAATCAACCCGATTGTTCCTTTGGTGATTATATTATTACATGTTTTTCTAAAGATATGTCAGAAGAGATAGTTAAAGTGATAAGGGATAATAAACTAGATTATGAAACAGTTATGAATTACAATATCTTGGAAATATCCATTGTGAGAAGTATGTATAGTGTTACAAAAGAATTGATTAAAAAGTATGGTCTGGGGAAAAGTATAGAAGATTATTATATTTTTGAAAATGCTCTATTTAATCCGGGATCGTATATTCTCCCGTTGCTTCATTCTAGAGGAGATTATGATATGATCAAGTTCTTTTTTGATAATGGAATGACGGAAGATTATTACATCCATTTGATGTGAATGAGTACAATTATAAAAAAGTGTTTGCAGTTTTGTTGAAAAAAATTGATTTTTAATTTGAGTATTATTTATTGTCAATACTTTTTTCTAAAAAGTATGATTAGTTGGCACATGAAGCATATTAAAAATACGTTGATTCATAGAGTTGAATTACATATAAATGACTTAACAATTAAGTTCACAGTTAATTATGATGAAATTGTAGATTTTATTAGAAATGGATTGCTGGATAAAACAAACGGTTTGTCTAATTATGATTTGGTAATTAACGCCAGTAAGAATACTACTCTTTTTAATTGATATCCACATATTGAGTATAAAGCAGATAACGGACGTGAAGTTCATAAAGCATATCTTGAATGGATTGATAAAAACGCGGTAGACAATAGAATGTCACAATTTTTTTTTGAATAATGTTCTAAAAGACATTAAACAATTTATTGAACATCACAAGAAATATTGGACAATCACAGAAGATATAATAGAGAAGAGGTATCGTTATTGGTTAGAAATGCCAAATGCACGGGATATCAATAATTTCAAACCAGATCAGGATGATTGTCCATTAGGTGATTATGTGATTTCTTGTTTTGCTATAAATATGCCAGATAAGATATGTGAAGTGTTAGACAAACTCGATTATGAAACAATTGTTGGTTACAATATATTGGGGATCTCTATCATGAGAAAAATGTACAATGTCACCAAAATGATAATCGGGAAATATGGTTTAGGAAAGAGTGAGAATGGAAAATTCAGATTTGAAAATGATCTATTCAATCATTCATATATGCTTCCATTGCTTTATTGCCGAAAGGATTACGATATTATCAAGTTCTTTTTTGATTATGGAATGACAGAAGATTACTACATCCATTTGAGGTGAGTTGAATGAGTATAATTATAAAAATTGACATTATCTGTTTTTTTTAGGTCAAAATTTTAAAAATTGAATTAATATTTTAAGAAATAATTATGTATAATAAACTATTAAACATGATTAAATTTTGCAAAGTTTGCGAGAGTATGTTACATCCACTAGAGGATGACGATAAGCTGTACCTTAAGTGTAACGATTGTGGATACAAAGAGGAGAACAAGGATTTGGTCATCTTTTCTAAATCATATTCTGACACTGGTCAACAGACAGAGAATATTAGTAACAGATATATTGTATACGATAATACAATTCCAAGAACTTCTAAGAAATTGTGTCCAAATGATTTGTGTCCAAGTCGCACAGACAAGAGTAAACAGGAGGCGGTCTTCTATCCGACCAAGGTGACTATGGAGATTATTTATGTGTGTACTGCATGTAATACGGAGTGGAAGTACACTTAAATCCCAAAAACTGGACCCAATATTTTTCGTAAAGTTGGGTTCTTGTATTTTCTCCAAATTATAAAAAGATTTCAAATCTTGACTTAGTAAACTCAGTACACGCTTATTGTTTAAAAGGAAAAATTTAAAAAATTGAATTTTAAATGTTTAAAAATATATTACTACTCATATATAACACATATGAGTAGTAAAATTTTGTCAAATAAAGATGTTCTTAAGATTGCCAATGAAGGTAGAAAGGTTTCTAAGCCGTTTCTGACAAAATATGAGGAAGCAAGACTTATTGGTCTCAGATGTCAGCAACTGACTTGCGGAGCGTTACCACTGATAGATACAACTGGCATGACAAGCTATTTAGAGATTGCTGAAGAGGAACTAAGGCAGAAAAAGAGTCCATTTATTGTGAAACGTCGTATGCCTAATGGTAAATTTGAATATTGGAAAATTGAAGATTTAATACAACTAAACCCCGACAGTAACTAAGGCTCGTTATAAGTTTTTTTTATATAAAAAAAATTGATTTTTTTTTTCCAGAGTATCCCTTGAAAATATTTAAAGAAATAATGAGTGATAATGGCATAATGAGTGAAACGGGAACAGTACAGAAAAAGACGACGACTAGACGACGTGTCAAGAAGACTGCAGGTAGCACAACTAAAGCTACTGCATCTAAGACTGCCACTGCCAAGCCAAAGCGAACCAGAAAGGTTAAGAAGACTGAATCAGTCCCAGAGCCAGAGCCGGTTGTTGAAGAGACTCAACAAGAGACTGTTGAGGTCGTATCTGAAGACGAGGGATCAACTGAACTTGAGCAGAAGCTTCAAGCAGTAACTCAGGCACTCTCTGATGCTTCTGCATTGGTTCAGACTGCCCTTGAGGTGCTTCACGGTGCTGGATTTACCCAGAGGGAGCTTAAGGTCGTTGGAAAGGAGAACAAGAGCCTGAGTAAGGTTCAGCAGAAGCTCCAGGATCAGATCTTCCAGCTCAGTCTCAAGAAGACAGAAGAGCTCCAGAGACTTCTTAATAAGAAGACTCGTAGGAATAAGGGCAAGTCCAATCCAAACAGTGGTATCCAGAAGCAACATCCATGCCATGCTCGTCTAGCCGAGTTCATGGGTGTTGACGAGGGACATCCAGTCTCACGTGTAGAGGCACTTCAGGCTATTAGCAAGTATGTCTCTGAAAATGACCTTCAAGTCCCAGAGAAGAAGCGTACTTTCTACCTGAAGGATGATCTTGAAGTCCTTTTCCCAGACTGGGAAGAGGATGCAATGGGATACACTCAGATCATGGGTGCTATCAAGCCATTCTTCCCACCTGCAGCAAGCAAGGCAAAGAGCAAGTAAGTTGTTTAAACTCACTATGACAATTTGATAAGATTAACTCAGTTATTATAATACATTTCTATTCAATGAAACCATTAAATAGAAATTTTATCTCCCAATTTCCAGACTCACTGTTCTCAAAAACCTGATTGTCAATTTTGTACTCATATTGGTACTCTTCTGGAATACACTCGATGTGATGATGAGTGTTGGTTCAAAATATGTCAATAACCAATCTGTTTTTATCGTAATTCTTTGCGAGTTCTTGCAGAGCATTCAGTGATTTCATGGTGTGTTTGAACATTTGCAGTGACACTCAATCGTGGGATTCATCTGTATTTTACAGATAGATATGAAAAAATATCCGACGCTCTCAAAAAAATCAATTATTCTCCAATAATTTTTGGATCAGAAGTGAATAAGAAAGAGAACAATGAAAAGAGAATACAACGTGAACAACTAGTAGATGAACGTTCAGGAATAAAAGTTCGTCAATTTAGAATTGAACTCGCTCTATCGGTATTGTTCCTTATATTGGCATACTTTATTCCAAATAACGTTATACGTCATGGTTTAATGCTCGGTGCAGTTATAAATATCTTTTACAACAGTGTTGTATCATGGTATATGTTAAAAGAGAGAGAAAAATTCTCAATCAGTCTCGTATCATTAATCGCTGTTGTTTGGTTTGCTATCAGCAAGTTGTGAATATTTCTTATAACCATATTTTGGTAAATAATTCCAAAGCTTTCATGTAATTCATCA